TTACACTTTAGTAATCTCCTCCACTACATATTGGTCTTTTACTTTCTTGCAGGTACATACGAAGAATTCCGGATGTTTCAGAGCTCCTTGTAAAGTATCAGGAAGAATCATTTCTTTAGTACGACGGTCCATTGCAACCGTTGCATACAGGATACCTTCACTCTCGCATTTCTCTATTAATGCACTTTTTAGTTCTTCTACGCTATATTCCATTTGTGTGATCCTTTGTCGCTGCAAAGTTATGGAAAATATGTATATTTTGTGCAATTATATTCCTGTAATAAATAAAAAAAATAGCTCCCTAGTTCGTCCGCTGACGAGGGAGCTATTAACACAAAAACTAAACTAGACACATTTTTGGAAATCTAGTTGTATATTCTGTATATCAATTATATAGTCCTGCTTTTTTTTATGGTTCGACCATAATTCGACCATTTGATGTTTTATGTACTATCAAGATTTCTATATTTCATATTTTATATTACTTTAAATATTATATTTGCGCATTGTCAAACTAAAATAGTGCGTTTATGAAAATGTTTTTTAGAAGCATCCAAAAATGGATGAAAGAACGTAAAGTTCGTCGAGAACTTAAAAAAGACCAAGCTTTAAGAGAACGCTGCATTGGTTATGTCACAAAAGTGAATGGAACCAGTTCTTTCATTAATGTGGCTGATTATACATATAAATATATCAAAGAAGGAAAATTGCCTTAATAATTTTAAACTTCCTTGTTTGGTAAAAGCATGGGTAAGGAGACCTTTATTCTGCTTACAGACTCATTTTGCGCATTTTCATTAGAGGATGCTCCTATCCCTTTATGTTTGTATATTCTTTTTGTTTTGGGATATATCTTGGTATAATATTCCCATTAGTTGGGATTTGTTTTCATATATTTTTCTTTTGCAATTATCAATTGAGATGTTATTGTACTGATCAATCCATGTAACACTGTTGTCTTGCAATTTATTTAAGATAGCATCAACTTCGTTAGCTAATGAAGAGTTATATGATTGTATTAAAGTAACAAAATAAATGAAGAAGGTATTTTTTATATTTTGGAGTTTTCTGTTTGATTTAGCTTTTTCTAAAATAATATTTCTGCTATTGCTCCTTTTTAGTTTTTCAATTTCATTTTGTAATTTATCAGATATTTCTTTGTAGAAATTGTCGATATTTATCAAGTTTGGTTGTACAATTACAGTTAAATACCAGTTCTCTTTGACAGTTTTCTTTTGAGAACGATTTGAGTAATGTGTTTGAATAATGAAAGTAATAAGCGTTATGATTAAAGTGACTGTTGCAATGAGATTTGCATAGGAATCTTTAGCTAAATATTGATCATATTTATTCCAAAAAGGTAATTCACTAGTTTCAACAGCATTACCTTTTATAGTAGGAAAGATTAACGTTTCATTGTTTATTGAATCGTAATTGAATAGTACGTATGAACAAGTCTCTTTCATTTTGTTTTATTTATTTTTCTAAAGTATTCATTTGAAGCTTGTCTTTCACAATCTTCAATATCTTCTTTCAATAAGTTCACCAGCTCTTGGTTGTTATCAGCATAAATTATATGATATTTCTCTTTAAAGTTATCAACTCCTTTAAGTGCTAATATACTGTCATAAAATAAACCAAGATAAAATGAGGGATTAAAAGAAGTTGTATCTTTGGGTATTTCAATATTAACTTCTTCTTGGTCCTTATCCTCTTGATCCAAATTCAAACTTCCTCTCACAGATTTACCTTGTGGTCGTCCTGTAAAAGTGGTACTATTTATACCTCTATGTTCAGCTGTAAGTTTAATAGTCTTCATTATTGTTATATTTATTGGGGTAATACTTCCTTAAAGTATGTTTTATTTAGATAGATTTTGACTTCCAAAAACGTTCCAGGAAAATACTGGTAAATATGTTTTAAATATTTTTGATCAGGCAAAATACTAATATCATTTTCTTGATTCAAAGATAAAAAAAATGATTTATCTTTTTTATATGGTCCTCTTTCATTATCACAGTTTATTATAGTTCTTCCTGAAATAATATTTAAATGAGGTTTGTATTGGGGATTCTTTTTTCCAAAAGCTCCTAAAGTAATGAAAGCCCTTAGAAAATTCATAGTACCTCTCCCTCTACTTTCATCTTCATATTTTAATCGACTAATACCTTCTTGTAAACAATATAAAGTATATAAATCCTCTTTGGCAAAGCATATATTATTGTTTTTTTTCATAAGTTCATGATGCTTTACGTACCACTTCTCTGTGTCTTCTATCATTTCTTTATTTTTTTCTTTTGTTTGAAAGAATCCTTCTGAAATGGAAAAACCTAAATTGAGGATTCCGAGATTTAACTCTATTATTGGTTCACCATTGACAATTTCTTTATATGATACTCCGTTTACATACCATTCATTATGTATACTGTGATCTTCTGCATTATTAAAGATTTCAGATAATAGTTTATCTATTATGTTCTCTCCAGTTACATTTAAGACAGCATTTGATTCTCTTAATGATGAGTTTATGAATCCTCTAACTTCTTTGCATATAGCTCCTTTATTATTTTCCTTATAGGATGTTCTTTTTGCCCATCCTTTTTTTAAGCCTAAATACAAGAAACCTTCTCCTTTATTGGCTTCTTTTACTTCTTTTATAAGTTTGAAGACATAAAGGCATTTATTTGTTTTAGTGTATTTTGATTCTTTATATCTAATGACTTTTTTTACACAGTTGTAGAATTTTAGATTGTATGAGTATTTAATAAAGTTAAGCTCTTTGATAATAATATCAAGGAACATTGCATTGGGGATGTCAATATATTCACAATCAGAGAAATCAATTAGAATAGAATCATCACTTAACAAATAGGAAGATAACATGATTTTAAAAAAAGTAATGCTGTCATCACTGTTGTCTTCAAATGAAAAATGTCTTGGAACAATAATTGATTTATTGATATACTCTTTTGAAATAAATCCCTTTTTTTTGAGGAATATAATCAAGCTTGTAAATACAAATATATTCATTCTAGGAAAGACACCTTTCGCAGCAGATTCTCGTTTATTTCGTTTTTGAGCTTTTCTACGTTCTAGATATATTTTCTTTTCAATTAATCGTTCTTTGGTCATGCTTATCCTACATTTCGTTCGTTCTTCAACATAGCCAGTTCACCCTTTAATTTTTGGTTTTCTTCCAAAAGCCGTTGGGTAAGCATTGTCTTCTCATTGATTTCATCCTGCAAATTGGCTATGGTATATACAATACTTTTCAATTTGTCCATTCCTGGTTCTGTTTCTTCTTTTTGAATGAGCATGGAACCAGTTCCTCTTAACAACCATTCTGCGGAAATTTCCTCAAATGAGGATGAAATTGCTATTATTGTTGCAAGGCTAATTTCTCTTTTTCCTATCAGTTGATTATTAATAGTTGTGGGCTTTAATCCACACTTAATAGCAAATCCCCTCTCTGATAGCCCTGAATAGGTTATTACTTCTTTAATTCTGTTTATCATAATCAATCAAAAGTTAAATATCCACAAATGGGGATATAAAATAGGTTTTAAATTTTTATATATCCACATTTGAGGATATATTTGCATCATAAATCAATCAATCATACAAACATACAAAAATTGATTGATAAAACCAATTAAAAAATAACGATTATGAGCTACAATTTATCACAAATAATGAAGTCTGCACACCGCAATTACAAGAAGGGTGGAAAAACATTTTCAGAGTGTTTAAAATCTGCATGGAGCTTCGCAAAACTCCAAGAAAGTTTCTCACCGGAAGCAGTGAAATCAAGAACTGATAAATTTTTAGCTGAAAGACATGAAGCTATGAGCAAGACTGCCAAAGCTACACCTAGCAAGGAATATAATAACCTTAATATTCCCGCTTCCGCTTACTACAACCCAAATAGTACTCATTACGGTGCACATTACGTCGGAGATTAATCAAATTATACAACAATGGATAAAAGAACCGAACTAGAAATACAGCGAGACAAATATGAAGCTGTGATTGAAGAACGAGACGCGTTGATCAGCTCTTTGAGAGGTGAGAATGAAAAACTCAAACGAGATTTAGAATCAGAACGTGGATTTTATAGAGAGAAAGTTTCCCAATGTGATGATTTGAAGAAATTTATTGAATCGCAACGAAACTTAATGGACATAGTTTTGAAGAACAACCAAAGTATTCTCTAACCCTCACTAAAGTCAAACCAAACCGCCGGTTATCCGGTACCCAGTCCGGTCTTTGAGCCTGCCCTTGAAGGGAGACTGGGAACAACAGAGAAGAGTTCTTTGACATATTGGTAAAATGGTGTTTTGGAAGCCGACACATGCCGAAAGGGATTACTGACGTAGGCGGGCTTCTCAACGATATAATGCTGTGGTTAATGGTCAAGCCGTATCGTTGTAAAACTAAATCAGTTAGACGTTTGTCGGCAAATCGAGGTATTTGCTTTATGTATATAAAGGTGATGTAGCTCAGGCAGGTTAGAGCGCTGTGTGTGGTGGATGGTTGAGAGTTCGAGTCTCTCAAGAAATACTCTTAGCTTAACGGAAGAGCACCACAAGCAGAGGTCGGCGGTTCGAATCCGCCCATCGCTTCAATGTTTAATTAAAGAATATAGAGTTATGACAAGGTTTTTCCAGTTTGTAATAGTTGGAATAATATTAGGGGCGGTGCTTATGTTACTCGCTTCTATTGTTTCTTCGTGTTACTTTTTTATTACAACATTTACGTTGAGTGATTTTGAAGAAAGAACAGCTTCATTTGTTCTCGGTGCGGTAAGTGCTCTATTTACATACGGAATGTTCCGGATATTAATGAATGCCTTACAAGCATTTTCAGATAAGTTGGATGCAATAAAAAAGAGATATGAAAGCAATAATTGAAATTAAAGATGTCGCCTTTCGAGAGATAGGCGACATCAATAGGGGAAGAGGGAAACCTATCAGGGATTGCGTGAAAGTATTTGAAAGCTACAAGGTGATAACTTTCTTTGGCATTCCCATTAAGCGAATTACCCATAGATTGAATGATTGGGATCCTGAAGAATCGACTTCAAACTCTCATAAGCAAGAGTGATTGTTAATGGCGGTGTTCCATCAATGAAATGTAGGATACACTGTTTTCTATGGTCCTCAATTTTAATAACACATCCTAGATTGATAAGGATGCGTTTACCGTTTTCGGTAATCTCAATAAATTTGTTCATTTTCTTGTTTTTTGATTTGACACTTCAAAAATAAGAAAATACCCCGTTCCTTTTTTATTAGCGAATAATCTTGGAGCGGGGAAAACTATTAACTAACTAATAATCAGTATGGAAAAGGATATTCAGAGACGTAACGTAATTGATGTATTACGGAGTATGGATGTTGGTGCAATAGAAGTATTTCCTATCGTTCAGAAACCGTCTGTAACTAATACATTGAATGCTCGGCTTTATAAAGAAAAAGCTGAAGGAATGGCTTGGAAAACAAAGTCAGATGTAAAAAATATGCAGTTTATAGTAACTAGAATTGCATAACTATCTTGCTTGTTGAGATGATCAGAGGTGAAATGGCTGAAATATTGCTAGATAATATTCTCCGTCTGTTTTCTACAGAAACGTTTGGAAAAGATAAGTCTGCGTATTATGTGGGTGGGGAAAAGAAATTGATGAATCTTATAGAAGCGGGTAAGATTGAAAGTGATAAGCCCACTAATGTCCAAAACGGCAAGTGGCATTGTAATGCTGCTCAAGTATTACTTCATTGCCGATGTGCGGGAAGGAAAGTTAAATCTAAAAAACGGAAGAAATGAAAAAGATTAAAGTGATACAGTATGCCATGATGTTCATTGCCTTATGGACAACACTGTATCTTGTAGATAGCATTGAAGTTAGCAAGAAAGAATTTATTGCTGCTTTTGTATTGGTGACTGTCGTATCAGTGAATTATATCTGTTTTCGATACTACGAAGATAGGAAACAAAATAAAGATAGCCTGTGAAGGTCTGCATTGCTTAATTTTAGTATTTGTCATGTTTATTTAGCCCGGTTCGCCGGGCATCTGCCGGGATAGCCCAGTTGGTTAGAGCGCATGTTTCTACATGAGGTCAGCGGTTCGAATCCGTTTCCCGGCTCAACTCAATCAGAGTTAAGTAACCCGTGAGGGGGAAAATTATGTTTGTATCAATAACAATTCAATCAATGTAGCCGGAAGCGTCTGGCTACGACCTGAAGGAATGGCGGAATTGGTAGACGCAAGTATGCAGATAGATTGAAGAAAGTCATACATAGGTAATCTGTCATCCTGGTTCGAGTCCGGGTTCCTTCACAGAGAATTTTTCTTTTTATGTTTAACTAATGTTACCAGCGAAAAGGACGCTGTAGGGTTAAAGCCCCTGTTATTTGAGTTTTAATTGTTCTATACTATTCCGGTGTGCTTTGAACGGCTATCCGGAAGCAAGAAGCTCGTGAGAGTGCTATTTAATAGTTAATGTCGTGTTTTATTTTGTGTTTGTGTTCTAAGTGAATGGTTCGTGAGAATAGTTCACTTGAAACGGATGGCTGGTGTAATTGGCAGCATACGCAGATATGCGTGATGTGGGTTCGAGCCCCACGCCATTCACCCTTTTGATCCTATTAAATTATAGTAGTTCATGAGTTTTGTTTTGTGTTTGTGATTGGGGTGTACGGTCTGTGAAGATAGTGCACCTTTTTAATTAATCGGGCGGATATGTATATCGTTGGCTGAAACTACGGTGAGGTGCACCAATATTCCGTGAGACCGGTTCGACTCCGGTTCCGTCCACTAGCATTTACATTATGTATAAATCAGGGAGCCGTACACCCTTCAAGCGTAGCCGTTCCATAAGGTACATTGGATTATTCATTTTCTTATTTTTCTGCCTGTACAATACCGTACAGGCAGTTTTTAACTACCTGAAAATGGCGTTAAAATGGCGAAGTTTCTGTTTGCTAAACTTGTCAATAACGATTACCTTTACTGATGTAATAAACTAAAAGTCAAACTATTAATTCAGAATTATGAAAGAATTAGTAACCATTCAGCAAAAGCTGAAAGCCCCGAAAGGGCAATTTAATAAGTTCGGTAGTTACAAATACCGTAGTTGTGAGGATATTCTTGAGTCAGTGAAACCTATTCTGACTGAAACAAAGTGTTCGTTAACTCTCAGTGATGAGATGGTGCCAGTAGGCAATAGAATTTATGTAAAAGCAACTGCCACTTTAACCAACGAAAAAGGGGAAAAAGAAATAGTGACTGCTTTTGCGAGAGAAGAGGAAACAAAGAAGGGAATGGATGGCAGCCAAATTACCGGAGCCTCATCTTCTTATGCAAGAAAGTATGCTCTTAACGGTCTATTTTGCATTGATGATACAAAAGACAGTGATGCAACTAACACTCACGATAAAGAAGACGCGCAACAGCCTGCAAAAACACTGGCTAGTATGAAGAATCCAGTTTATACTAGTGCCCAACTGAAAAAGGCTATTGCTGACATGCTTGCTGTCAAAAGCAGAACTGAACTTGAAAAAGTATGGTATGGTAATCCGGCTATGCAAAATGATAAAGAGTTTGTAAATGCTTGTATGGAAATGGGCAAAATTTATCCTGCATCATGATAGAGTTGGTTAAATCGAGTGTGGTTTTCTCAGAAGAGAACCACACATATTTTCTTGGTGAAAAGCAACTGAAAGGTATTACCGGAATGATAAACCGGCAACTATTTCCCAATAAGTATAGGGATATTCCAGAATACATATTGAAAAAAGCTGCTGAAAAAGGCAGTCGTATTCATGGACAATGCCAGTTTGCTGATGTAACAGGATTACCACCCGAGAGTATTGAAGCTATTAATTATATCAGGGAAAGAGTAAATGCCGGATATAAGGCTTTTGCCAATGAGTACACTGTTTCAGATAATGAATATTTTGCATCGAATATTGATTGTGTTTGGGAAAAGGACGAGAAAATCAGCCTTGGCGACATCAAGACTACTGCAAGTCTTGACCGTGAGTATTTGAGTTGGCAGTTATCAATTTATGCCTATTTGTTTGAACTTCAAAATCCACTAATTAAAGTTGATAAATTGTTTGGAATTTGGCTACGAGGTGATAAATCTGAATTGGTTGAGATTGAGCGTAAACCGGATGCAGAGGTTAAGAGATTACTGGAGTGTGAGATTAAAGGTGAACAGTTCTTACCTAATGCTCCTGTTCCAGCCGATGAGAAGCTGCTTATTCCTATGCAATTAGTAAATACTATTATTGATATAGAGGAACAGGCGAGTTATATCGCTGAAGTGCAGAAAGGTTATAAGGAACAGCTTAAAAGTGCCATGCGTGAGAACGGTGTTAAATCATGGGATGCCGGTCGGCTGCGTGTTAGCTATACTCCCTCTTCAACGGGTAAGAGTTTTGATGCAAAGAAGTTTCAGGAAGATCACCCGGAACTATATTCTCAATATTTAAAAACATCAACTAAAGCGGATAGTATTCGTGTAACTATAAGGGAGGAAGGAAAATGAGTGTTAATAAAGTAATTCTTATAGGACGTGCCGGTAAAGACCCGGATGTGAGAACATTGGACGGTGGAGCGAAAGTAGCTTCTTTATCTTTTGCCACAACAGATAAGGCGTACACCTTACAAAATGGAACCCAAGTGCCGGAACGTACAGAATGGCATAATCTTATTTTTTGGAATAAGACTGCTGAAATAGTTGAGAAGTACGTCCATAAAGGAGATAAGTTGTATATAGAAGGTAAGTTACGCACTCGTAACTATGACGATAGCAAAGGAGTTAAACGTTACATAACTGAAGTCTTTGTTGATAGTATTGAGATGCTTACACCGAAAGTTCAGCAACAGGCTGCTCCTGTACCACCACCGTTACCAACGCAACAGCCTACACAGAGACAGCAACAACAAGTACAGCAGCCTGCATATCAGCAACAGCCATATCAACAGATACCACCGCCTGATGATTTACCATTCTAAGATATGGCAGAAGCTATTCTAACAAAACAAAATGGGGTAGTCACAATGGATAAGTCGTTTGACTACCTCTGTTCCACGCTCAAGAATGGAACTTACACTGTAAGCATCAAGAGAAAGGTAGAACCACGTACCCTGTCGCAGAACGCGCTCATGTGGCTGTGGTTTGCCTGTATTGAGAGGGAGACAGGCACGGATAAGTTGGATGTACATGATTACTATTGCCGGAAGTTTCTTCCACGGCAAATATGTATGAATGGAAATATTGTTTCGGTTGTTGGAAGTACTTCTAAATTGAATACGATCCAAATGAAAACTTTCATGGATAAGGTTCAGGCTGATGCTGCCACCGAATTAGGAATCAATTTGCCATTGCCTGTTGACCAGTACTATAAAGATTTTATTAATGAATACCTGCATAGGTAAGTATTAACTCAAAGTTTAATTAAAATGGATTTGAATATTTCAAAAGCAAAATTGACCAAAAAGGGATGTCTTGAAGTGGTCTATGCAGACAAGGAAGGAAACGATATTGTTTTCAAGGGGATTAATCCTGTTCATCCGGATTTGAAGGATTCGCTAAACAAGCTCATACCCTACATTGTCGATATTACAGAACAGAAAGAATCCCAGTACATTAATTGGGAACGTCCAGAGTCATGTCTTGAAGATGAGTTCTTCAAAAAGTTCAATGTAACCGGCGTTAGCATTGGTGGTGATTCTTCTTTTGAGGTTTGTGTGTTGACAGGTAAGCGAACCCTTATGACGAGCAAAGTCCTTAATCTTTGTTCTCCTGGTATCGGTTTCGATCCGGACAATGAATCGTATGTGCATTGTGAGGAGTTTCGTGATGCGGTTTATAATTTCTTGTATGAAGCAGAGCTTTATGTTACAGAGAATAAATGTTCGGAGATTCAAAGGGAATTTGAATTTAAAGATGGTGAGGATCCGTTTGACAAGGTTGATGAAGCTGCTGATGCAATGAATGAAGATGGTGAAGATAACGGGATATGTTCAACAGTTGAACATCATGAATTAGTATTAGAACCTGCTTCATGAAACCAATTTATGTGACTAAGACGCCCAATCTGTACCGGATTCAGTTCGAGTATCACCCAAAGTTGGTCGAGGTCATAAAGATGATACCAAGTAAGCCACGCTATGACGGAACAGACCGGGCGTGGCTTGTTAGTATCAATGATACGCGTTATCCTATTGGACGTGATGCGAATTGGTATGTGAGAGCTTTTGCGCAATGGGCTGTTCAGATGCGTTATTGTTCTACTGTCAAGGAACGTGAGGTAACTGAAGATATTAATTATGATATTCCTCCGATGAAACCTTTTGTCGGTGAACACTATATGTTACTTCAACCTTACGAGTATCAACTTGAAGGAGTACAGTATGCAATAGAGCACAAACGCTGTTTTTTCGGAGACCAGCCCGGGTTAGGTAAAACATTGCAAGCCATATGTGCAGTTGTTAAAGCACATAAGGAAGCGCCCATTTATGGTGAGTCTTTTCCAGTACTTGTAATTTGCCCTGCTGCGTTGAAAGTAAACTGGCAGCGTGAGTTTAAGAAGTTCGCAGGTATGAATTCGATTATCCTTGATGACAGAAACCGACAGTCCTGGCAATCATTTTATGAGTGTAAAAAGTCTGATGGCAACCCACTTTGTGAGGTGTTCATTACTAATTATGAATCGCTTAATAAATTTTTTGTAAAAGCTGTAAATAAGGAATCCAAGCTTACAATGAAAAGTATTGCTTTCGATCAGCGTGTCTCTCTGTTTAGGTCTGTTATCATTGACGAATCTCATAAATGCAAATCAAGTAAAACTCAACAGAGCAAATATGTTGAAGGTATCTGCAAAGGTAAACGTTATATATTCGCATTGACCGGTACTCCTGTTGTTAACAATAATACAGACTTGCTACAACAGCTAAAAATATTAGGTCGATTAGAGGACTTTGGAGGTTATAGCCGGTATGTTGAAAGATATTGTGATGGTCCCAAACAGGCATCCAACGTTAAAGAGCTGAATTGGCGACTATGGAATACTTGCTTCTTTCGTCGTGAGAAGTCAAAGGTGCTTACACAACTTCCGGACAAGACTCGTCAATACTTGACAGTTGATATCACTACCACCAAAGAGTATAAGGCTGCCGAGGCTGATATGGTAAAATACTTGAAGAAGTACAAGAACGCTTCGGATGAACAAGTGCAGAAATCAATGAATGGTGCCGTTATGGTGCAGATGCAGCTTTTAAAGCAGATATCTGCCAGAGGTAAAATCAAGGCTGTTTGTGAATTTGTCCATGATGTTATCGACGGTGGTGAGAAGCTGATACTTTTCGGTTACTTGAAAGAAGTTGTAGCAGAACTGAAAAAGGAATTTCCTAAAGCTGTTACTGTAACGGGTTCCGATAGTGTCAACCAAAAGCAATATGCCGTTGACTCTTTCCAAAATAATCCGGATTGTAAACTGATTATTCTGAATTTCAAATCGGGCGGTACCGGGCTTACTTTGACTGCTGCCAGTCGTGTTGCTTTTATAGAGTTCCCTTGGACTTTCAGTGATTGCGAACAGGCAGAAGATAGAGCACACCGTAACGGTCAAAAGAACAATGTTAACTGCTATTACTTCTTAGGTAAGGATACTATTGACAAGTATATGTATGATGTAATTCAAACAAAGAAGAACATTGCTAACGGTGTAACCGGAACGGATGACCAAGTAGAAGAGAATATGGTGAATCTTGCAATGGACTTGTTTAGGGATAAATTATGAAGCCATTTAGATTAGTTATAAATGGACAGAGAACTCATATTCAGGAATACAAGAAAGAAATGTTGTTCGGTCCTGAATGGGAAACCATAATATCCTTTGTCGGTTGCAGGAACAGGTGTAAACAAATCGTTGACCTTCTAAATGAATGTGCTACGATTTCAAAAAACAAGCAGAAAAATGACTGAAGAAGATATTCGTAAAATGGAGGTGAAATATTCTGAAACCAAGATACAACACATTTGTGTAACTTGGTTCAGAGAAACGTTTCCCAATGTCGGCCCTCTACTCTTTGCTATACCAAACGGCGGCGTCAGGACAAAGAAAAGCGGTGCTATGCGTAAATATGAAGGTGCCATCGCTGGTGTTGCTGACTTGATTCTGCTTTTTCCTCGCGGTGGTAAGAGCAGTCTTTGCATAGAGATGAAAACTCCACATGTAAAAGGTAAACGTGCCGGAACGCAGTCTGATGGGCAAAAAGAATGGCAGGCGTTAGTTGAGAAATATGGCAGTGTATATGTCGTTTGTCATGGGTTGATTGAGTTCATTAATAGCGTTTGCTATTATCTGAAAGCTGACCCTCAACCTTATATAAACAATGTCTTACGGAATTATTATAAATTGATATGACTTATATTGAACTTATCAATAGGTTTTGGGAACTTGACGAAAGCTGGCAATTTTCCTGCTGTGAAACGAGGCTTTATTTTTACTTGCTAAAAATTGCGAATCGTTTAGGCTGGGAGGATAACTGGACACGTAGTGATACAAAGGTGTCATCTGACGTGGGAGTGTCTGTAAAAGTATTCAAGTCCGCCCGAAATAGATTAGTTCAAGCAGGTCTTATTGAATGTAAACAAGGCAATGGAAGAGGCAATAAATCAACGTATTCTATAAAAGGTGTACAAAAAGGTATGCAAAATATACCACCTTTACGGTATCCTTTAGGGATACCTTTAGGGTACCCTTTAGGGACACCTTTTCAAGAAAGCTCCCCCATACCCCCTAAAGAAGAATATAAGACAGAGACAAAGACAAAGAAAGAACCCCCTAAAGGGGGTAAGAAAGAAAGTAGCTCTGGCGAGCTTTTCCCACCCTCTAAACCGGAGAAACCTAAAAGAGTCGCAAAAGAATTTATATCTCCTACGCTTGATGAGGTTATTCAACACTTCATCAAGCAAAATGCTCCGGAACGGTTAGATGACTGGCAAGAGCAAGCAGAAATATTCTTCAATCACTTTGACTCGATAGGGTGGAAGAATGCCAATGGAGTGAAAATAGAGCGGTGGGATTCCAAAGCAAACCTTTGGATACTGGATCGTATTCGTGAAAATCGAAAAAATGAATTAGACCATGACGGAAGAGGAAAAGAATTTATCAAGCAAACTTCAAAATTTGATGGAGAAGGAAGCCGGCAAGCGCAAACTGACGATCCAACAGATAGAGAATCTGATAAAAAGGCACAAAGAAAGTATTCAGAACGTTTCTGAATATGACTTAACTGATACGCAAGAGTATTACAGTCATTGGAATTTAATTTCTAACCTTGGTACGGATTATACGGAACGGGAGTTTAGAAAATTTGATGTTGATGATAACAACTCTAAACTAATTCAGTTTCTTCTGTACTACTTCAACGGATGTCGGTATGCTCAAAATGTGTTTCCGGAAGAGAATTACAAGGTTCATAAGAATCTTTTGCTTGTTGGTGAACCTGGTACCGGAAAAACAATGTTGATGCAGATTTTTGCAGATTATTTGAAACTCACTTGTAACCCCAATGCTTTTGAAAACTTGTCTGTTACTCAAATGATGAATTATTATAAAATTCACGGGCATATTGACTTGTACACTTACAATGAGAATCAATCCAAAGGATTTAAACCAAATCCCTTTAATATCTGCTTGAATGATATCGGTCTGGAAACGGAAAATCAAAAATCGTATGGTACCAGTCTCGATTCAGTTATTGATGAATTTCTTTATGCCCGGTATGAGATTTTTCAGCAATATGGCAAGAAGTATCATATAACATCGAATCTTGGCATAGCCGAATTTAAGAAACGTTTTGGGCCAAGATTAGTGGATCGTTTTAAAACGTTTAATGTTCTCCCCCTGTGTGGCGAGAGTCGTAGAATATAGCTACTATGAAAGTTACAATTTACTGGGTTACTAAAGATTCGGATAAAATTGCTCGTATCAGAGAGCGTTTCGGTATTGGAACGTATCGAAGTGTGAACGGTGAAACGCCTGCTGAAATACGAGAAGAAGATATGGAACTTCTTCGGGAAACTGAAAGAAGAGGATTTATTCAAATACGTAATAAGCCCACATGAAAATGGCGTTAAAATGGCGAAGTTTCTGTTTGCATAACTTGTCATTTTACGATAACTTTACTGATGTAATGAATTAAAAGTCAAACCTATATAATTAAATTATGGAAGTACAAAACATTAGAATTGACCTTATCAGTCCTTCTCCTTTGAATCCGAGAAAGACTTTTGATGAAGCAGCTCTTGAAGAGCTTGCAAGCAACATTGAAAAGCAAGGTTTATTGCAACCTATCACTGTCAGAGTTGCTAAATCCGAGGAGATGACTAACCTAGAAACCGGAGATGTTACCCCATTACCTTACACATACGAAATTGTTTGCGGTGAGCGTCGTTTCCGGGCTGTGTCACTTTTGAAAGCAAAGGAAGATGAAGCGAATGTTGCAAAAATCAAAGCCCATCGAAAAAAGTCGGAAAAATTCCAGACAATATCCTGCATTGTCAGAGAAATGACAGATGATGAGGCTTTTGAAGCGATGATTACCGAGAATCTTCAAAGAAAAGATGTTGATCCCATCGAAGAAGCTTTTGCCTTTGCGCAGTTGGCTGAAAAAGGACGAACTTTGGAAGATATCGCTCTTAAAATAGGAAAGTCTACCCGGTTTGTTTTTGACCGTATTAAATTGAATTCTCTTATTCCTGAACTAAAAGAGCGGGTAAGAAATGGAGATATACCATTGTCCGGTGCTATGATTCTTTCTAAATTGGATGAAGATACTCAAAAAGAGTTTCATGAGGAGGAGGAAGAACAATGTACTACTGCTATGATTCGAGAATTTGTGAGTAATTCTTTCATGGAGCTTGGTAACGCACCTTGGATTAAAGATGATTCCGATAATTGGGAAAATACCGATATTAAATCATGTTCTCAATGTGAGAATAATACGTGTAATCATGGTTGTTTGTTCTATGAAATGAATAGTAAGGATGCTAGATGTATCAATGCTGCTTGCTATGAGAAAAAACAGATTGCTTATGTGACGCGGAAAATTCAACTAGAATATGAACATCTTGTTAAAGTTGGCGAACCTCTTTCATTTGGAAAAACAGTAATTATCGCTAGACGTCCCGATACATATTGGGGAGAAGATAGAAAGGTTTTCTATGAAAAAACTTTGGAAGCTGTTAAACAACTTGGATTTGAAATAGTTGATCCTGATGAAATCTTTAGATGTAAGTGCTGGTATTCAGAAGATGATGAACGCACTTTGAAAATGCTTGAAGATGGAGAAGTTTATCGTTGTCTTTCATTTTTTGGACATTATTCTCCCGAATTTAACGTTAGTTTCTATTATGTTAGAAAAGAAACGGCTTCCTCTACTTCCGCCGTTGCCGATCTAAAAGAGATAGAAAGGGAAAAAATAAACGCCCAATTAAAAAGAGCGAAGGATATAGTCAAGGAGAAGTCTGCTGAAGAAATGCGCAAGTGGGCGCAAGAGAAAACATATTATCAGAGAACAAAAGAATTCTCTGAAAATGAACAACTTGTTTTTGATGTGCTGGTTCTTAGCGGTTGTAGCAGTACTTATCTTGAAAAACTGAATTTGAAAAAATGGAATGGTGAGAGTGATTTTGTAAATTATGTCAAGAACAACCAAGCTGACCGACACCAATGGTATAGAGCCTTTATTGCTGAATGCTTATCATCGAATAATGTGAATTTCTACTCCTATTTGCAAAAGTGTCAGAAAATCCTTTTTGCAGAACAATATCCGGATGATTTCAAAGCGCTCTCTAAGAAACTTGCGGATTCATATGATAAGAAAGAAAAGAAGCTCAAAGAAAGACTGAAAGAACTAAATAACGATAACACAGAGGAAGCCTAGTGGTTTCCTCTCTTTATTGACGCACTTATGAAAACGTGGACTGACGAACAACTTGCTATACTTGACAGTGAGTACCCGACTGCTGATTTAAAAGAACTTGCTAGGCGTCTTGATAAAACACTTAGTGCTGTTAAAACAAAGGCCTTGATTCGAAAACTTAGGCGCTCTCCGAGAATCTCGTTTTGGAATAGTGAGAGACTTGATAAATTGAAAAAGTTGTATCCCAATCATACTAATGAGGAAATAGCACAGATATTAGGTACCACTTATTCTGCTGTAAATGGAATTGCATTTAAATTACGGCTCTTTAAATCTAAAGAATTTAAATTTCAATGCGCTTCTAAAAGCTTCTTTCCCAAAGGCCACCAACCGATGAACAAGGGACGTAAGCAAACGGAATATATGTCAGAGGAACAATTGGCAAAAACGAAAGCTACTCGATTTAAGAAAGGACATATCCCCAAAAATCATAAACCAGTCGGTTATGAACGCATAACTCGTGACGGTTACATTGAAGTGAAAACTGCCGAACCGAATGTCTTTGAACTTAAACATCGGCTTGTATGGATTGAGCATAATGGAGAAATCCCCCCTGGTTATAATATTCAGTTTAAGGATGGCAACAGGCAAAACGTTTCCATTGAGAACCTTTACATGATTAGTCGTTCTGAACAATTAAAAAAAGAGAATTCTTTGTATGCCCGATATCCGGAAGATGTTCAGTACCTAATCAAGCTAAAAGGAGCTTTGAATAGACAAATTAATAAAGCAACAAAAAAGAATGAATCATGACTGATGGAGCAATAGATAGATTGAAAGAAATGGTTAATAAACCATTCCTTTATCAGAATGAAGAAGTTGTAATTCTCAATTACTGTGACGGTACCGGTGATGATGGTACCGAAGTTGAGATATACTTGAATAATGGCAAAGTATTGGTATTTAGTATGTTTGATTTGGCTTCCAAATTGAATCGTTTTCGGCCAATAACAAACACAGTTGTCGTGTTGGCTAATGAACGGTTGAATAAGGTGTCTACAGTGAACCCTACCATTTTACAAGATTTGAGGAATTTGGTTCTTCAACAAATTAAGGATGTGAAAGAAGATCCTAGTAAAGTGAGCCAAGCAAAACAAGTTTTCCAAGGGGTTAATACCGTAATCAATCTTGCTAAGACAGAATTAGAGTACAGGAAATATTTAGATACAACAGACCCCTCAAAATAAATAATAGTATGCTGATAGATAAAGAATATGTTCATTGGTTTCGCATCAGAGACCAACCTAATAGAATCGTGTGAGATTATTCATAGTCTAACAATTTAACCCGATCGATATGATAACATTGAATAGGTTTGCCCAGAGATGCTTGAATATCATGAGGAAGCGCTTTAAGATGAATGAGCATAGCTCAAGAAAAGCGTTTAGCATAAGAATTGAAGCCGTTTGGAGAAAATTCGATATTGCTTCTAAATATAGGAGTGATAATCTTCCTAAATATTCGGAAGATGAAGAATTGGCAGCCGAGATGATAATTTACCTTGTTGCCTATTTAAAAAGATTTGGTTGTGAGGACATTGAACAGCTTATCAAAGATAAGATAGAGTTCGATGATAGAAAAAATGATTAGGTGTTGTTACTGACTGTTTGTGTTGTTGATTTTGTGTTGTTGATTTTAATATAGTTAGTTATGACAGAGATTATTCAAGTCTGCCTACTTGATTTTAATAAGGGGCAGCTCACGGGATTGCCGAAAAATCCACGTTTTTTTCGTGATTACCGCTTTGAAGCGATGAAGAAAAGCATTCAGGATTCGCCAGAGATGCTTGAGCTTCGAGAACTTATAGTTTTTCCCTACAATGATGGCAGATATATTGTTGTTTGTGGTAATTTACGTTTGCGAGCTTGCAAGGAGTTAGGTTATAAAGAACTGCCTTGTAAAATTCTGGCACCTGATACCCCCGTTAAGAAGTTGAGGGAATATGCCACTAAAGATAATGTCAATTTTGGTGAGAATGATTTGGACGTTATGGAAAACGAGTGGAATAAGGCGGAACTCCAAGATTGGGGCATCGAATTTGCCCCGGAGAAGAAAGAGGATGAATTTAAAGAGCGCTTCGATGCCATCACGGATGATACAGCCATTTATCCTCTCATTCCAAAGTATGACGAAAAACATGAGTTGTTTATCATCACCTCAAGTAATGAGGTAGATAGCAACTGGCTTCGTGAAAGGCTGGACATGCAGCACATGAAGTCGTACAAAACCGGGAAAATAAGTAAATCCAATGTAATTGATATAAAAGACGTTCGCCATGCCCTGCAAGATAGTAATACCAAGTCATAAACGCCATGACCGGGTGTTCGCTAAAAAGTTGGTGAACGATCCTATCATTTGCGTTGCTGAAAGTCAAGCTGACTTATATCAACAATTTAACCCGGAATGTGAAATTGTTACTCATCCTGACGACGTTATGGGCCTCATCCCGAAACGTAACTGGATGGCAAAGCATTTTGGAGAACTTTTCATGCTTGATGATGATGTCCATGCCTGCAAACCTATTTATGTGGAAAAAGGAGAACCTAGCCGGATAAAGGATAAAGATAAGATAACCAATATCATTCAGTCATTATTTGAGATGGCCAGTATGATGGATGTACATCTGTTTGGCTTCACCGCTCGGATATCGCCGGTAATGTATGATGAATCCGCTTTTCTTTCTCTTTCGAAAATGATAACCGGTTGCAGTTATGGAGTAATCTATAACAAAAACACTTGGTGGAATGAGGAAATACGTTTGAAGGAAGATTTTTGGATTTCTTGTTACATGAAGTACAAAGAACGTAAGGTTTTAACCGATTTGCGGTATAATTTTGAGCAAAAGAACACTTTTGTAAACGCTGGTGGGCTTGCTTCTATAAGGAATCAGGAAGAGGAACGTAAATCTATCCTCTTTATCAAAAAGAATTTTGGTGATAGTATTTTGCTAAAGAGTGCAACCACTAATGGGAAAGACAAAACAAAGCAGCTCGTTCAATATAATATATCATGCAAATTCAAATTCTAATAGTCTGTAAAAAAGGCGTTTAAATGGCGTCCATTCTGTTTGTCATATTCGCCTTTTTTAGCTAATTTTACTGATGTAATAAACTAAAAGTCAAACCATTAAATTAGAATTATGATTATAAGAACAGTTTGCGGATATGATTTCTTTGAGGTGAGTTCTGCAATGCAGAAAGCCATTAGGCGAGCCGACACCGGGGTAGCCGGCTTTTTTGCATTGGAACTTTGGGCGAGTGGGTACCGCGACTATGTGTGGAAGCGTCTGTTTACCATTAGTGCTGAAGATTGCTATGGAATCATTACTAAAGAGATAGAAGCATTGTGGCAGGGGCATGAGCTGGTAAACAAGACTGCTACTGAACCCAAAGGGAGGATATTTGTCAGTAAAGCTGTTATTCTCCTTTGTGAATGTAGAAAGAATCGTGATGCGGATCATTTGCAAAACTTCATCTATGATAGAAAGGATATTGATATAGAAAAGTGGATAAATGATGTCAGGCGTTACCCTATTCCTATTCCAGATTACACTTTCGATGTACATACACGAAAGGGTAAAAAACATGGGAGAACCAAAGAAGAATTCTTTCAGGAAGAATACAAGGCGTTACAACCTCGTGTTCCTGGTTTATTCGATGATTTGGTTCAACCCAGTCAACCAAAGTTATTTAATGATGAAACCACGGCTAAGTAGCTGTGGTTTCATCATTTTTCATATAAGTCAAACCAATTTAATTAAAAAAATGAACACGTATTACAAATTTGCGCCAAATGTATTTTTGGCAAAGTGTGATGAGAAGCACGAAAAAGGTGAAACTATTGAAGTTACCACCAAGTATGGAAAAGAAAATGAATGTATTGTTTTCAACCTCATTTACGAACGTGATGGATTCTATTACTACTCAATCGTACGGGCTGATGGCTTTAATGTGCAAGAGTGGGCCAAACAAAGAGCTGAACGTCGTCATGAATGGGCTACATCTGCTGTACAGAAAAGCTGTGAATATTACAACAAGTCCAATAAAGATAAGGATTTTCTTTCTCTAGGTGAGCCTATCAAAGTGGGACATCATAGCGAGAAGCGACACAGAAAAGCGATAGATGATGCGTGGAACAATATGGGTAAAAGTGTTCAGTTTGACGAAAAAGCAGCCGAGCACGAAAGGATAGCTAAATATTGGGAACAACGTGCAAATACAATCAATTTATCCATGCCGGAAAGTATAGATTTCTACGAACATAAGTTGGAACAAGCAAAAGAATATCACGAAGGATTGAAGTCCGGTAAGTACCGACGCGAGCATACATACGCTATGGCTTATGCCAATAAAGCAGTAAAAGAGGCTAAAAAAAATTATGACCTTGCAGTAAAGCTGTGGGGCGATGTTTACTAATCTGTAGTATCTCAAATAATTTACTATGAGAGAATTATCAAAAGAAACCTCATTACAAAGGGTAATGAGGGCTTCAGGTCGTGTACCTGTACAATGCTCATGCAGTGTTTGTAAACAACAATGTCATACGCCATGTTTAGGTACTCCTGATGATATTGAACGAATTATTGATGCAGGTTATGCCGACAGGTTAGCGCTGACGAACTGGGCTGCTGGTATATTCTTAGGGGTTATTAATATTGCTATTCCGATGATTCAGCCCGTTGCTAGTAAGGAGTATTGTGCTTTTTTCGAGAATGGACTGTGTATCTTACATGATAAGGGTTTGAAGCCCACTGAAGGACGTTTGTCTCATCACACTGTCAGGAAGGATAACTTCAATCCTGCTATGAGTATTGCTTGGAACGTTGCAAAAGAATGGCTGATGCCGGAGAATGAGGATGTACTTTCTCGTGTAGTAAATAAATTCTTGAATGCTAGGAAGCCATGAATGTGTGTCAATCAATACCTCGTAGAGATTGCAAGGTGTTTGCTAAATGTGGAGCAAAATCCTTATCACATTGCCGGCGGCACCGCGAAACTGATGAGAAGTGTAAAAGTTGTACTCTAATTCGTCGTAAGCCGCGTAATCGGATTATAGATGATTCAGGACGTGAAATGAAAAGATGTACCCATTGCGGAAATTACTTCTACTTGAACCGGTTCTACAATCGTATAGTGGTGAGAAAAGGTAAGGAATATCATTTGTTGACTTCCTGGTGTCGTATGTGTATGTCACAGATTAATAATCAGAGGGCAAAGAAGAAAAAGTGACTTGTCTATTAAATTTTTTGTATGAAATATTATGCTTCAGTCAGCTTTGGAAAGGATTCCTTGGCAATGCTTTTCATGCTAATAGATAAAGGATATCAGTTGGATGAAGTCGTTTTCTATGATACAGGTATGGAATTTCAGGCAATCTATAACACTCGTGATGCTGTTCTTCCAATTCTTAAAAAACTTGGCATTAAATATACAGAACTGCATCCGGAGCAACCTTTTCTTTGGACAATGTTTGAAAGGCCGGTTAAGAAAAGAGGGACCAATATTATCCATAAAAAAGGATATAGTTGGTGCGGGGGAACATGCCGGTGGGGAACGAGTGAAAAACTTCGTGCGTTGAAAGCTCACACAAAAGACGGAATTGATTATGTCGGTATTGCTGCCGATGAGACCCATCGCTTTGAAAAGGAAAAACGACCAAATCGGGTTTTACCACTTCGTGATTGGGGCATTACTGAAGCAGATGCACTCCAGTATTGTTACACAAAAGGCTTTGTTTGGCATGAGGATGGAGTAAGTCTATATGAGCTACTTGATCGTGTGAGTTGCTGGTGTTGTGGAAATAAGAACTTGAAGGAGTTGAAGAATATGTATTTGTACCTTCCATGGTATTGGAAAAAGCTGAAAGAACTTCAGTTAAATACCGATAGGCCCTATCGGCGTAATAGTGGAGAAACCATTTTTGATTTAGAGGAAAGATTTAAACGTGAAATGCAATAGAAAGAGTTATTATGATTCCCTTATGTATAAATGGAAAAGATTATTATGATCGAGAAGAAGCACTTGCTGCCTGGTTCGAGGAATGG